GTACACAGTAGACAAGATGCTATTATGGATCATAAGCAAACCAATAAGCCAAAGAAAAAAGAATGGATTGAAGATTACTTTGTCCAAACTACAGCATACGCACTGGCACATGACGAAGTACATGGTACCAAGATTAGAAAAGGTGTTATTTTCATGTGCAGTGCAGACAACGAATATCAAGAATTTATAATCGAAGGTAACGAGTTCAAACATTATCAAGACTTGTGGTTGCGTCGAGTAGAACAATATTACAAACTGATATAAGTATCAGAGTGGAACATAGAAATTTAGAACATTGGTTTATAGACAAGCAAGGCAAGTTATTGGCCTGGCGCGATTGGCGTCAAAGTTTAACAGGATTGGACCTTGACTCTGTTTATCAAGAAGTGGCTGTTTGGTGGAAATTTGTTCCAATGGTTAATAAAACAGTTGACCCATGGCGACAAGAAACTTGGCCTGATCCGTGGGAACTAGTGGGCACCGGATCATTTTGCCCCAATGCACAAGGTCTCGGAATGTTTTATAGTCTTGTACTACTGGGCATCAACTGTGAACTGATGTTATCTGTTATAGACGACTTGCCTCGGCTATTGGTAATACTGCCCAACAAAACTTTGTTAAATTATTATGACGGTGAAGTGATTGACATAGGTCAAACAAACATGCAAATTTTACAAACCTGGACGCCTAGCGACCTCGCAAACCTAGTTAAAGTATAAAGATATTGCGCTATGGATCTTTGTTAAGTATGAACTTGCATACTGTTTTAGGAGGCCTAAATGAAAATTGAGATAGAAGGAAATATGAGTAAATCAACAATTAATGTAGTAAAAAGAGACGGTCATAAAGAACCGTTGGATATCAACAAAATCCATTTAATGGTCGAGGAAGCATGTGAAGGTTTAGCTGGTGTAAGTGTTAGCCAAATAGAAATGAATGCAGATTTACAATTCAATGATGGCATCACAACTGCCGACATTCAAGAAATTTTAGTTCGAAGTGCAAGCGACTTAGTAAGTTTAGAAAAGCCAAACTATCAGTTTGCCGCTGCACGTTTATTGTTATATGGTCTTCGTAAAGATGTATTTGGCAGATTTGACTATATTCCTTTATATGATTTGGTAAAGGCCAATGTGGCCGCTGGCGTATATGACGCTGAGTTATTAGATCAGTACACAGAAGCCGACTGGCGCCAACTCGATGTTTACATCAATCACCAACGTGACTTAGACTTTACATACGCAGGTATGCGCCAAGTGGTAGACAAATATCTTGTTCAAGATCGCAGCAATGGACACATCTACGAAACTCCACAGTACATGTACATGATGATTGCCGCAACGCTATTTGCAACGTATCCAGCTGACAAGCGCCTGAGTTTTATTCGTCGTTACTACGATGCAATCTCTACATTTAAGATCAACATTCCTACGCCAGTGATGAGCGGTGTGCGTACTCCTATTCGCCAATTTGCCAGTTGCGTATTGGTTGATGTTGATGACACATTACCAAGTATTTTTAACAGTGCTTCTGCTGTTGGTTATTACATTGCTCAACGTGCTGGTATTGGTTTAAACGTTGGTCGTATCCGTGCTATCAATAGCAAGATCCGTGGCGGCGAAGTTGCACATACTGGTGTCATCCCCTTCTTGAAAGTATTCGAATCAGTTGTGCGTAGTTGCACACAGAATGGTGTTCGTGGCGGCAGTGCTACTGTTCACTTTCCAATCTGGCACAAAGAGATTGGCGATGTCATTGTTCTAAAGAATAACAAAGGCACTGAAGACAATCGTGTGCGTAAACTTGATTACTCAATTCAGTTAAGCAAGATCTTTTACGAACGCTTGTTGGCCAATGGTGATATTACCTTGTTCTCTCCACATGACGTTCCAGACTTGTACGAAGCATTTGGCAATAACGAAGTGTTTGATGAGTTGTATGTCAAATACGAAAATGATTCTAAGATTAGCAAGAAGACAGTCAAGGCCATGGAACTGTTTGGGGAGATTCTAAAAGAACGTGCAGAAACTGGTCGTATCTATATCATGAACATTGACCACTGCAATAGTCACAGCAGTTTTATTGACATGGTGCGTATGAGCAACTTGTGTCAAGAAATTACATTGCCAACTGATCCTATCCAGTCTCTGGATGACAAGGAAGGCGAAATTGCCCTTTGTATTCTAAGTGCCATCAATGTAGGCAATGTTCGTGAACTTGATGACTTGAAGAATTTGACTGAGCTTGCAGTTCGTGCGCTAGATCAAATCATTGACTATCAGCGTTATCCAGTTATTGCTGCAGAAATCAGTACCAAGGCTCGTCGTAGTCTTGGTATTGGTTATATTGGTCTTGCACACTACTTGGCCAAGAAGGGTTTGAAGTACAGTGACATTGAAGCTGCACAATCAGTTAACCGCTTGACAGAAGCGTTCCAATACTATTTGATCAAGGCCAGCGTTGAACTAGCCAAAGAAAAAGGTCGTTGTGAATACTTCGATCGTACCAAGTACAGCCAAGGCATTCTGCCTATTGACACATACAAGCGTGATGTTGATGAGTTTCTGGGCACAGACTTGCATTACGATTGGGAATTGTTACGCCGCGAAATCGCTGAACACGGCATGCGTCACAGCACACTCAGCGCACAAATGCCCAGCGAATCCAGTTCTGTTGCATCTAACGAAACCAACGGCATTGAACCTCCACGTGCAGCAATGAGTACCAAGAAAAGCAAAAAAGGACCACTCAAGCAAATTGTTCCACAATACGGCAGTTTGAAAAACAACTATTCATACTTGTATGAAGACGGAGTGCAAGATGGCTATGTTAAGATTGTTGCGGCAATGCAAAAATACTTTGACCAAGCTATTTCGGGCAACTGGAGTTATAATCCCAAGCACTATCCAAATAACGAAGTTCCAATGAGTACAATGTTCCGTGACTTGCTGACCACTTATAAGCTGGGTTGGAAAACTTCATATTATCATAATACGTATGATATGAAAGGCGAAGACGAAGATACACTTGACAAAGTGCAAGAATCTATGCTACAATTAGAGAAGATCGACGATGATCCAGAAGCATGTGAAGCTTGTACAATTTAAGGAAAATATGTCGTCAACAGTTTTTAATCAAAATAAAGTAGACTTCACCAAACAGCCCATGTTCTTTGGTGAGTCTCTTAACGCTCAACGATTTGATGTATTCAAATATCCAGTGTTTGACAAACTGACACAAACGCAACTTGGCTATTTTTGGCGTCCAGAGGAAGTGTCATTACAAAAGGATCGCAGTGACTATCTGAACTTTCGTGACGAACAAAAGTTTATTTTCACATCAAACCTAAAGTATCAGATTTTGTTGGACTCTGTACAAGGTCGCGGTCCAGCAATGGCATTCATGCCCTATTGCTCATTGCCCGAACTTGAAGGTTGTATGAACGCCTGGCAGTTCTTTGAGAACATTCACAGTCGTAGCTATACACACATTATCAAGAACATCTACAGTAATCCTAGCGAAGTATTTGATACATTGCTTGATGATGAAAAAATTATTGCTCGTGCTAAAAGTGTAACCAAGTCATACGATGAATTCATTGTCGCCGCCGAACAATTTACCGTTGCTGGTAAAGGCACCTTGCGTGAAGTTAAAACAAAACTATTTTTAGCAATGGTCAATGTCAATGCGCTTGAAGCCTTGCGCTTTTATGTCAGCTTTGCTTGCTCGTTTGCTTTTGGTGAATTAAAGAAGATGGAAGGCAGTGCTAAGATTATTAGTTTAATTGCACGTGATGAAAGCCAACATCTAAGTATCACAAGTCACATTATTAAAAATTGGCTCAAAGGTGATGATCCCGAGATGCAAGAAATTGCCAATGCCAACTTGCATTTGATTGGCGAAATCTATGATCAAGTTGTTGCAGAAGAAAAAGACTGGGCAGACTATTTGTTTAGCCGCGGCGCCATTGTTGGCCTTAACGCAAAACTGTTACACCAATATGTTGAGTATATTGCCAACAAACGACTAAAAGGTCTTGGAGTTGAAACACGTTATGATCGCAGTGCCAATGACAATCCTTTGCCTTGGACAGATCATTGGACCAGCAGCAAAGGCCTGCAAGTAGCGCCACAGGAAACAGAAATTGAAAGTTATGTTATCGGTGGTATTAAACAAGACGTAAGCAAAGATACCTTTGCTGGATTTAAACTTTAAGGAAAAAAATGTTAATTGATGTCAAACGTGATGGTGATGTAGTGACTCTAAAGATGAGTTCAGGCGAAGAACTTATTGGTACTTACAAAGATGATGATAGCTTAACGTACACCATTGATCGCCCAGTAACACTGAGTGTTGGTCCCAAAGGTGGCCCAGCACTTACTCCGTATCTAATGACAGTTAATCCTGCCAACACACGCAATCTAAAGATCAACCGAGCACTGGTAGTGTGCGTGGCCAATACTGACAAAGAACTTGCTGATCAATACAGCAGTGCCATGAGTGGCATCCAAGTTGCACCAGCTGGGCTGAAGTTCTAATGCCAGCTGTACATCGTCAGGGTGATGCCAACAATGATGGCGGCATAATTGAAGATGTGCCACAAGGTACTGTCTATGTCAATGGGCAATTGGCCAGCGTTGATGGCAGTACAGTATCTGATCATAGAACAGGCGAGATCAATGACACAACCACTGCAAACGGTAGCCCTACTGTTTTTATTGGTGGAATTCCTGTAAATAGGGAAGGTGACGCTGATACTTGCGGCGATAGTCGGGCAGACGGTAGCCCTGATGTACACGTAGGTTAAAATGAAATCTCCCATAAATACCTGGGAGATTTCATTATGTGTGATGCAAAAGCACCTGGCTCAGGTGCAAGATTAACAACAGAAAGCGGGGTAATATATTACCCTAATACACCCGAAGGCGATGCTGCCATGCGTTCTGACATGGCCAAAACAATGGGTGCTGGAGCCGGCGAAGGCGGACAACCACCTGGCCCTCCAGATACCAATGAGCCCACAGACTGTGCTGAATATGATGACAGCATGTGGGACAAAGGTTGTAGTAAATCATTCAGATATTCACACATGAATCGTAAACCAGTTGGCGGCAGCGTAGATACAAAAACTGCAGCATGTAATTGGAAAGCTCTTTGCGAAAACATATTAGACAAAGTCAAGGCTGAGTTTCCAGGTATGAGTATCAGTTCAGGATTCCGCCCAACTTCGTTTGACGGGACAACCACAAGTGACCATACCAAAGGCAAAGCAGCAGACATTCAACTGTTGCAAGGTGATGCAGTTGAAGGAGCAAAGAAAATGTTCAAATGGATTGGAGCATCTGGTTTGCCATTCAGTCAATTGATCTTTGAAGGACGTTGGGTACACGTGGCCTACAACGGAGCAAGTCCTGCAAGTGTAGCAGTATTGGTAGCCCGCAATGGTTCAGCGCCTTATCAAAATGGTGGCGGTCGCGGAGGATCAGCATTGCCACCAGACCTACGCTGGGCATAAGTAACACACTATGGCAAATATCCCAGTTATTCCCGGCGTCAGCGTTGCAACCAAAGGCATTCTTAACAAGCCCGTTAAAGATATCATTTGTGCTATCTTGTTTGGTGGTATCAACAACATGCTCAAAGGTCCGTTACTGTGCGTAAACTTTGACCTTAGCAAGATGGCCGAAGAAGCAGGGCTTGCTGGTCTAGGTGACCTCAAGGATGAACTAAAGGATGTGCGTGACCAATTAAAAGCAGCCGAAGCACTGGCAGGTATTCCAGAAACATTGGGCCGTATAAATGCTGCAATTGCAGAAGTACAAAGTTTATTGGCGTTAGATGGCCTATGTAAAATTCCATTGAGGGCACCGTTGATTCCTGATGTCATTGGCCAAGTCATTGACGCTGAGTATAGGGAATTGAATGCAATTTTAAACGATTTAGGTCGTTTGGCCAAGCCCAGTATTTGTTTATCTGGCAATGGTGGCATTGGACCCGGCGGAGGTTACAACCCCGACAGTATCTTGGGAAGTCTAAGCAAGCACGTTGGTAACATGGGAAATATTCCAGGAAAGCAATTGGATGCATTAAAGAAAAGATTGCAAGGTGTAAACAAAGCTCTTAATAAATCAATCAACAGACAACTGTTTCCAGACTTCCGCCATAAGCATGATCTAACAACCGGTAAGCCATATACGCCTGGCGGTGGTCCTACAGTTGCTGCCGCACCACCATTGGCCAATCAATGGAATCCACCTTACCCACCACCTGATGTACCCAACTTAAAAAGTGCAACAGCCACAGCACAAACTTTGGTAGCTGGCATAAAACAAACTGGTAGCTATCCAGTAAAAGTAGACGGCATTGAAAATGCCAACATATGGATGCCAATACTAGGCCCAGAAGTATACAGTTTAGCAGTAACAGCATTGACTCCACAAGATCCCTTCTTTGCACAAGAAGAACCCATTTACGACTATTGCGGCAAGTTTGTCGGATATACTTCTACAGTTATATCAGGTGATAAAAATGATCAAGGTGGTAACCCAACCGAGAATGCAATATTAGATCCAATCCCAACAGCTTTTGAGTTTTTATGGATCCGCGATAGAAATTGTTGGGCAGTGACTGGCAAAGAAAGTGAACAAACAATCAATGGTCGTAAAGGCATTTACTTAAATGAAAGTCCAACAATAGAATTACGCCGAGGATACAATCATACATTTAGTATTCCTTCTATTGACATCAGTGGTATAGGTGTTGCCGAAGAATTCTTTATTTGTAAAGTTGATGAAAATTTACAGCCACGTAAAGTGAATGGCCAATTAGAGTTGTTCAATCTTGGCCTTGCACGTTTAGAAACCGGTGAGCTATTAGAAGATGCAAACGGTTCAATGGATAACAATTACGCACTAGAGCGTAAAGGAACATACCCAACTGGTACCACACTTTACTTTGCTGCAGAACAACGAGTATACTCGGGTAATACAGCACCAGAGTTTCCAAGTGAAGATACTTGGTGGTACAATCTTACCACCTGCGATACAAAACGTTGGATACAAAATGTAGTTGATGGAGTAATAGATGGAACTGGCTCTTGGGTTGATGTATCTGACGCAGACCGTGCCGCCAAGTGGTTTGGGTCATCTAATACATTTGGTGCACCAAATGCCAACTACCTTGCTTACAGTAACCAAGCTGGTACTGTATTTGGGCTATTTAAATTTATTTAATATGAAAATTAAAGAGATTACATCTGTCCCAACGGTTTCTAAAAGCAAACGCCAGCACTTGGATGTTATGCCAAACAATGGTAAACCTATTCCTCCGGGTCAAGAATCAGAATACTTGGGTAAGTTTGTTGCCAAAATGTCCAGCAGCTATGAACTATGGAACTGGGCATCCAGGGGTTCAAATACATATTATGTATTCAATACAGACACACGTTCCTGTCAACTTGCCACCACTGGCCGTCCATATGTATCAAATCCAAACAGTCTTGTGATTCAAGGAACATACTCAGGACCCAAGAATCAATACCGTGCCGCAGACTTATATGCTTTCTTAATACTAAATCAAGGTTTAACTTTAGTAAGCGATAACAAACAAAGCACAGGCGGCTATCGTGTATGGCAAGAGCTGGAAAAGCGTTATAAGAATATCAACATACACGGGTTTGATACAAAAACCAATCAAGGTGTAAATGTAACAACACAAGACGAACCTGACACTCATGTTGACAGAGCTGACGTTAAAAAAGCAGGCCCGCAAATGAAAAAAGAATTAGGTTCTGTCAGCCGAGACCTGCGTTTTGTAGCAAGTGCAAAATAAACACTTGATGACCGTAGTTCTACCATAACAAATATAGGCTCATTTTGAGCCTATATTTCTGGACAAATTTATCTTAAAAGTAGATAAAAGGACATTGACATTGATACTGAAGTAATATATACTATCAACATACACACAGAGTTGTGTATGATACATTAGGTACTATGTTACCTAAGCCTTAACAGTACAGGTTACTGTTTTATGTTTATTTTATAAAGGAAAACAAATGAAACAACATAAATCTCTATCTTTGATATTAAAGACAAACAAAGCATCTATTATTCCAGATGACGCCAGGGACGCTGTCCGCAAAAAATTTCATCTGCCAGAGGCACAGCCCGTTTCAGATCTGATTCAATCGGAAGATTTTCAAACTTTGAAACAAGAATACCTCGAAGAAGCAGAAAATTCTACACTAACTGACATTGACTTTAGTGCTTTTATAAATTCGCCGCCACTTTTTGATTTAAGAAATGCATGGATTGACTATGTTGATCAGCGAGAACGCCTCAAAGATACAAAGTATCGTAAAGGTATCATTGATATGGCAATTACTTTTAGCGTAAAAGATGCTGAATTCCCAGCATTAAGGGTTCCGATGGATGTTCCAGAAGATCAGAGAGCAGGGCATCTATTAGATTGGCAAAAGCGATGCCTAGCACTTATGCTTCGTAGTGTATATGAATATCCAACTTCTCAGATAGCGTCAACTACATCAGAATTTTCAAGAGATTTTAGCGGACAATTTAGAAAAAAAGATCGTATGCAAGAATACGACAAGTTTAAGGCGTTTTTGGCAGAAGAAAGCGAAAAACATTGGGCTATGCAACATTGCTTTGATAGGCTTAATCTTAGTGCATATCCTTTTTCAGCACCCCCGCAAATTACTGCCTTAGGCGATATTACCAAAGCTATGTATGATCCTTCTTTGAATCCAAACGAAAAGAATTTAGGATATGCAGACAAAAAATTTCTAAATTTTGTTCGAGCAGTTGGAATTTATAGACGAGTTTGGCCCGAAGCTTCAAAAAAGTTTATTCAAGGAAGTTTTGTTCGAGGAATGACTGCTATTATTGCTTCTTTCGATCAGAACATACTAAATGGAACAGACGACTGGATCGTTGAAATTTTAGAAGAAGCAAAGGATCCTAAGTATAATCTACACACTGATGGAGATGGAAATCCAATCGGATTAGTAGAACCCAACCATTGGACAGCTAAGAAAAATTGGCAAGGAAATCGCTTTCATCAAAACGCCATTGTAAGTTTTGCAGAAGCTTGGAATACCATTAGAAAACCACCAAAATTAAATAAGCGTATACCTGCTTTAGATGATAACCCCATTAAAGGGCTTCGTGGTGATGCAAAGATGTTGCAAATGCAGGTAGTCTGAGAGAAATCATAATGGAGAATGATTATTTCCCTCAAATGCCAGAAGGCGGCAAAGGTCGCCTTAGGCAACTACTCGAATCACTGCAAGAAGGGCAGGAAAAACTGAACTCCCATCCAATCTATAAGGAAGGGTGGGACGATGGATTCCAAGCCGCACAAGAAAGTCACAGAAAATTAACTAAGGCACTAGCAAAGGTGTACAATATTGACTATAATGATTAAATAAAAATATTGCTGTATGAAGCAAAGAGAAAAGTGTTCTGGACGAGGGTTCGATTCCCTCCATCTCCACCAAAAGGATTTTCATGGAACAATGGGACAACTATTTTCCTCCATTAAATTTATGGAATTATAGTTTAAGTTGGCAGTGGTTTGAAGATGAAAATCTTTCTGATGGGGATGACCAGGTTTCGACAGGGCAACAAGTAACAGAGTGGACAGCTCGGGAAAGCAGAACCCGTAGGATTGGGGTAACCCGGTCGTAGAAGCAAAAAAAGTAAACGCAAACGACTCACAGTTCGCATTAGTGGCCTAAACTCCGCTTAGGGTAAGACATACCTCGTAACAGAAATTCAGAACCCGCTTCGGCGGGTTTCTTTTTGTTATAATATCGGTAAGCAGTGCTAAATTGGACAGCATAAATATTTCAGCAACAAGTTTTTGTTGTCTTTAAAAAGGAAATTTATATGAAGAAAATCTTAGCAATTTTAGCCCTAGCAACTAGTGGCGCAGCATTTGCTGGTTCAGTAACTATCGAAGGTCAAAGTATCAACGGCCAAGGCAGTGCAGACCAACAAAACTTTAATATGACAGCTCGTGGTTCAATCAACCAGAACTTTACAGCTCATACTCAAGTTTCAACTACACAAACTGATGGTACCAACGCAGTATCAACACGTTTAGAAGTTGGTGTTACAGGTCAAGTTGGATTGTTTGGGCCAGTTAGTGGTTATACCACTGTTGCCGTTGGCGAGAAATACAGCACAGCTGGTACAGGTAATTTTGCCTACTACTCAGTTGAACCAGGCTTGACAGCTCCTATTGGCAATACCGGTTTGACAGCTAAAGTTGGTTACCGTTATCGTACAGCTATGGAAAATGCCAACGTTAACCTTGATACAACACAGACTATCCGCGCTGGTTTGTCATATGCTGTTACCAAGCAAGACTCGGTTGGTGTACGTTACGACCAAGTTCGTGGTGATGTTAAACAAAACGTTGTTGCAGTAAATTACACACGTAGTTTCTAATTTAGAGTAAATTAGTCTACCAAAGCCACCGTAATTGGTGGCTTTGTCATGACAAGTGTGTTATAATTACTATGTAAGACAACAGTTTTACAACACACTCAAACACAGGAGAACTAAAATGAGTATACCAGCTACAAACGGCTACACAATTCGTCTTGAACTACTCAAGATGTCAAAAGAAATGCTAGAGCAAGATTGGCATGCGCATCGCGACATGCTTCGGGCACAATGGGAACAAGAAGTCAATCTTGTTCAAATTCGAGCCCATTCGGTGGATCAACCAGTTGAAGCAGTTCCAGCACAACCAGCCTTCCGACCTTTCCCTACTGAGGAAGAGATCATCAAGAAGGCTAAGGTCCTAAACGAATTTATCAATACCAAATAAGATAAAGTAGTTTAACCAAAAGAAGTCTATATGGACAAGAACCATATAGACTTTCTGCT